TTGTCCACTATAGGTATCTCCCCGGGCTGGGCTTTTACGGAACGGGACTTATACACCTCATCGGAGGTCTTGCCAAAAGCGCAACCTCAATACTTAGACAACTCATCGATGCGGGTACGCTGTCGAATTTGCCTGCTGGCCTTAAAGCTAGGGGTTTGCGTATCAAAGGTGATGATTCGCCTCTCATGCCGGGTGAGTTCCGTGACGTTGATGTCCCGGGTGGTGCAATCCGTGATGCTATTACTTTCATTCCTTACAAAGAACCGTCTTCGGTTTTGTACCAATTACTCGGAAACATTGTTGACGAAGGAAGAAGAATAGGGTCGGTAGCCGATATACAGGTTGGGGACATTAACGCCCAAGCGCCTGTAGGGACAACTCTTGCTTTGATGGAAAGATCAATGAAAGTTATGTCTGGTGTCCAAGCCAGACTTCATGCAGCTCTTAAAAACGAGCTAAGACTTCTAGCTTCTGTTATTAGAGATTATATGGATGGAGAGTACGCTTACGAAGTAGAAGGTGACTTTGACAGAACAAAAGACTTTGATGACAGAGTTGATGTTATACCTGTATCAGATCCTAATGCAGCAACAATGTCTCAAAGAGTTATGCAATATCAAGCAGCCTTGCAGTTAGCACAGCAAGCACCACAGCTTTATGATATGGGAAAATTACATAGGCAAATGCTGGAAGTTTTAGGCATACAAGATGCTAAGAGTATAATAAAGCTACCAGATGATATTAAACCTGCAGATCCTGTAACAGAAAATATGTCAATATTAAAACAAGAGCCGGTTAAAGCATTTAAATACCAAGATCACGAGGCACATATAAGAGTTCATATGGCCGCAGCAAATGATCCAAAAATAAAAGAAATGGTTGGGCAGTCACCATTTGCGGGTGCAATACAGGCAGCTTTGTCAGCGCACATAACAGAACATGTGGCATTTCAATACAGAAAAGAAATAGAAAAAAATCTTGGTGTTGCAATGCCTAATGAAGAAAAGCCTTTACCAGAAGATGTAGAAGAAGAGCTTTCAAGAGTTACTGCAGAAGCTGCTGAGAAGCTGTTAAAAGGAAATATAGCAGAAGCTCAACAGGCAGAGGCTCAAAAACAACAACAAGATCCATTAACACAAATACAACAGAGAGAGCTTGCTATAAAAGAGCAAGAACTTGAGCACAGAAAACAAATGGATTTAGCTAAATTAGAGCTTGATGCACAAAAGGCCAGAATGAATGATAATTTGCAAAAAGAAAGAATTGACGCTGAAAATAAAAAAGAGGGCGTAAGGATTGCAGCAAAACTAGCTACAGATGCCTCAAAAGAACAACAAGCAGAAGCTAAAATAGTTATGGAAGCAGCAAAGCAGCTACAAAATGAGTAGAAACGAAACAGTTTACACACATGCAATTAAAAAAATACAAGAAGAAATGGATACATTGTCAGACTATCTTGCTTCTGGAAGACCTAAAAACTTTGAGGAATATCAAAGACTTGTGGGAAAGATAGAGGGCCTTTCTATAGCTCGTGAATTATTAGAAGAAATAGAAAAAAGATTTATTGAGGATTAGGGGCTTTTCAACTAGTCAATACTTGTGTATATTTAAAATAACGATATTCAAGCGTTTAAGCTTGCAAGGTAACTGTGAACCTAAATCACTGCATAAGGACCAGAGATGTACTCTGCAGAAAAAATTGAGTTAGATGAAGAAACAACTCGCAAACTACCAGAGCCTAAAGGTTATAAACTTTTAATAGCTATTCCAAAGTTAGAAGAGAAAACTGCGGGAGGAGTTATAATCCCAGATAAATTAAAGGGTATGGAGCAAACAGCTTCTATTATTGGATTGGTTATAGCAATGGGAGATGCAGCATACAAAGATGCTGACAAGTTTCCTAATGGACCATACTGTAAAGAAGGTGATTTTGTAATATTCAGATCTTATTCGGGGACAAGGTTTAAGCTTAGAGGTGAAGAATTCAGGTTAATTAACGATGACACAGTTGAAGCTGTCGTTGATGATCCAAGAGAGTATGCGAGGGCGTAATGGATAATACAGCAGAAAGATTAGATCAAGAAGTTCAAATAGACGAAAACATTGAACACACAAAAGAACAAACAATATCTTTAAATAATGATCCAGTAGAGGTTGAGGTTGTTGATGACACCCCAGCTGAAGACAGAAACAGACCAAAAAGATCTAAAGATATAGAGCCAAATATACCTGATGATGATGAAATCAACAGTTATAAGGGTGATGTTCAAAAAAGAATTAAACAACTTAGGTATGAGTATCACGAAGAAAGAAGGCAAAAAGAAGAAGCCAAAAGAACAAGTGACGAAGCTATAGCTCATGCGCAAAGATTAGTAGAAGAAAATAAAAAATTAAGAAAAACTCTTAATCATGGTGAGTCAGTTCTTGTTGAGCAAGCAAAGGGTAGGGTTGAAGCAGAACTTGCAAAAGCAAAGCAAGAATATAAAGATGCTTATGAAGCAGGAGACCCAGACAAGCTTGTAGAAGCACAAGAAAAATTAAACCAATTACAAAACGAGAGGTATAGAGTAAATAACTATAAACCTCCAGTTAGAGCAGAAGAGCCTGAGATTCCTCCACAGGCTACTTCTCGCTCACAGATAAAAGAGCCGACTGGCAAAGATAAAGAATGGTTACAAAAAAATAATGATTGGTTTAACCAAGACGGCTTTGAAGAGATGACAGGTTTTGCTCACGGACTTCATGCAAAGTTAGTTAAAGCTGGTGTTAATCCATTATTAGAGCCAGATGAGTATTATCGTAGAGTGGACAGTTCAATGAGAAAAGCTTTTCCTGAACATTTCCAAAGTACAGATATAGAAAACAAGCAGGATACTGAGATAGAAGAGGTAGAAGCACCTCAGCGTTCTGCTGGTAACGTGGTTGCCCCGGTTAATCGAAGTGCAAAAAAACCACGCAAAGTACAGTTAACCTCTACCCAAATCGGTCTCGCAAAACGACTTGGGCTTACCCCTGAACAATATGCGCAACAATTATTAAAGGAGTCAATGAATGGCTAATAGAGAATCACGCACAGAAGACACAAGGGAAAAGTCAGAGCGTAAGGTTACATGGAAAAGACCATCAGCTTTACCTGACCCAACACCTCAAGATGGTGTTGAATATAGATGGATAAGAACTGCATCTTTAGGTCAGTCTGATATGACCAATGTATCATCTAAATTTCGTGAGGGCTGGGAGCCAGTCAAGTTAGAAGATCATCCAGAGTTGAAGATCATGTCTGATGTTGATTCCAGATTCAAAGGTAATGTAGAGGTTGGAGGATTGTTACTTTGCAAGAACTCCAAGGAAAACATGGATGCCAGAAGAGACTATCAATCAGATCAGGCTAAATCACAGATGCAGGCTGTAGATAATAGTTTTATGAAGGAATCCGATCCCCGTATGCCAGTTCTCAGACCAGAGAAAAGCACACGCACTTCATAATTTAACACTTTAATTTAAAGGAGACAGATATGTCCGCAACAGCAGCTCCTTTCGGTTTAAGACCAGTTGGAAACCTTTCTGGAACATACAATGGTGCGTTCCGTCAATATCCAATACTGAGTTCTTATTCTACAAGGATAGCATTCGGTGACATTGTTAAGTTAAATGACGCCGGATCAACTACCACTATTCAAAAGGATACTGGTACAACTTCAGCCACCCCTATAGGAATTTTCTTAGGGTGTCGTTATACTGACTTAAGCACAGGTCAAACACAATTCAGTCAGCAGTGGTCAGGAACAGCTCATACTAACGGTATGGCTTATGTTTGTGACGACCCAAATGTTTTATTTGAGGTACAGGCAGACGGAACTGTAAATGACGATGACATAGCAGCTAACGTAGCTTTAGTGCAGGGTACATCAAGTGCTACTTTAGGTATTTCTAGAGTATCAATAGATATTAGTACTGCCGCTACAACTGCTACTTTACCAATCAGAATTGTTGATTGGAGAGGTGGTTACGATGGTGATGAAAAAGGTACAGCATATCCAATTATGCTTTGCAAATTCAACACCGGTCATCAACTTGGTATAGGTGTCGTTTCTGGCGCTGCACCATCAGCAGCTTAATAGGGAGATTGAACTATGGCTATTTCAAGAGCGCAACTCCTTAAAGAGTTGTTACCGGGCTTAAACGCATTGTTTGGCTTGGAATATCAAAAGTATGAAGATGAGCATACTGAAATCTATGAAGTGGAAAACTCAGAGCGTAGCTTCGAAGAAGAAGTGAAGTTATCTGGTTTTGGTGCAGCTCCTGTAAAACAGGAAGGTGCAGCAATTTCATATGACACCGCACAAGAGTCATTTACTTCAAGGTATAACCATGAAACTGTGGCTATGGGCTTTTCAATAACAGAAGAGGCAATGGAAGATAATCTTTATGATTCATTGTCAGCTCGTTACACAAAAGCACTAGCAAGAGCAATGGCATATACAAAGCAGACAAAAGCTGCTTCATTGCTTAACACAGGCTTTGATACATTTCAAAGCGGCGATGGTGTAACATTGTTTAACACAGCTCACCCAACAGTGGCTGGTGGTAACAATAAGAACAGGCTAACAACAAACGCTGATTTGAACGAGACATCTCTTGAGCAAGCAGTGATTGATATTGCAGCTTTCGTAGACGAAAGAGGCTTGTTAATTGCAGCAAGACCAAGAAAGTTGATCGTTCCACCAGCATTGATGTTTGTCGCAACAAGGTTATTACAGACTGACTTAAGAGTTGGTACATCAGATAATGACACAAACGCAATCAAGACCAATGGATCAATTCCAGAGGGCTACTCTGTTAATCACTATTTAACAGATACAGATGCGTTTTTCTTAACAACTGATGTTCCTAACGGTATGAAGATGTTTGTAAGAACACCAATGTCAACATCAATGGATGGGGATTTCAACACAGGTAATGTAAGATACAAAGCCCGTGAGAGATACTCATTTGGTGTGTCAGATCCTCTCGGTATGTTTGGTTCACCGGGAGCTTAAAACCCCTTAGAGGGAGCTGTTCCTTTCCGGCTCCCTCTTACATTAACCCTTGACTGCATTAGCAGACATTTGCCACGACAAGGAGATTAATCATGGCTAATTCAACATTCTCAGGTCCTATTAGATCTGAAAGCACAATCAAGACTATTAGTAAAAATGCGACTACTGGAACAATCACAGAAGTTATGACTATGGGTGATGCGCCAGTAGCATTAGCAGACGAGGACAAAACACTCGATAATGCAACACACAGCGGAAGAACAATGGTTGTACCTGCTGTAACTGCTAATAGAACAATTACACTTCCATCTCCAACAGCAGGAGCCACCTTTAAGCTTATTTATGGTGGTGCAGCTGAAGAGACAGAAAATCTAATT